TCAGGCAGCCCTCGTCAGCCAGGCGCGAGTCGAGTTCTCGCTGCGGGTGACCACCTCGAGGTGCGCCGGGTTCACGCATGACGTGTTCCGGCACAGGTGGTCGAGGGTCAGGTCTTCGGCTACTGGTCCGTGGCTGGCCTCGTACGAGAACCGGTGCGCCAGGTGCTGCTCACCGCGGTACATGAGCCGTCCGTACCCCTTCGGGTCACGTGCTCCGCCCCACTCCCAGCAGCCTGCCTCTGTGACGCGCGTACGGGCCGCGACAACCTCGGTGGGTGACAGGTTCCGTAGTTGCTGTCGCTGCCCGCTCAGCGCCTTCTGGCGGGCAGCGTCGCGCTTGTAGTGCGGCTTGCACCAGCCCCGTGCGTAGTGCTTCCGCGAGCACCCGTCGGCCGTGCAGGTTCGATCGCTCATCCTTGGTCTCCCTTGTGTTGCGGTTCCGCTACACAAAAGAGTACGCTGAAGGTAGCGAAACAGCCACACATAGGAGGCCCGTACGATGACAACCGTGAGTCCGAAGCTCAGCAGCCCACCCACGCCCACCATGCGCCGCCGGCTCGTCGATGCTGGGGAAACAGCACGCAAGGCCGATGCCGAACTTCGAGCGAGCGTGATCGACGCCATCGGCGCTGGCGTCAGCGTTCGTGAAGTCGCGGCCCTGACCGACATCAGCACCAACACGGTGCAGCGGTGGAAGCGCGAGGCCCAGCGATGACCACCCCCACCCCGGAGCAGATGCGCGCGCTGTCGGATCTGCCAACGTCGAACCTTCCTCTGTACGAGGCTGAGGTACGGAGCGCGCTCCGCGCTGCTGCCGATCAGCTAGAGCGCTCTGCCTCTACGACCCGGTACCGGGCGCTGACCGACCTATGCGACGACTGCGACAGCACGCTCGCCGTCTGCTCTAGTGCGCCGGTTGCCTGCTGCCCCGATTGTCAGCACTACAAGCCGCGCACGGTAGCTCTCCGTGCAGCCGCCGACCAACTCGAAGCGGTGCAAGCGCTGGCCGACCGGCTAAGCGAAGGCCCGTTCTCGGAGTTCATCAAACGAGAGCTGCGGGCCATCCTCACCGCCGACACCGCACCCCACCAGCAGGACTGTCGATACTGGGGTGGGTACCCAAAACGAACATGCACGTGCGACAGTGCAGCAGGAGGATCGTAATGAGCAACAGTGACAGCAACGCCGAGCGGACGACGAAGCAGGAGCTGTGGGCGGCGCTGGGAATGAACTACACCCCTCCAACCCATGTCACCCATGTTGGGGACGGAGTGACGCCGCTGTCCGACCTTCCTGCGTTCACCGCCGACACCGCACCCCAGGAGGACTGATGATTCCCGCGAACCTGAACAACACGCCGAAGTTCGTCAACCGCATCTTCGCCCGCCACGAGGTTGAAGCTGTCGTGACGCAGGACGGCCACCATGACTGACCCGGTGGACACGGACGCGCTGCGGACGCCGTACGACCATTTTCCGGATTTGCGCCAGGCCTACTCGGAAGGCTTCGAGCGGGCGTACGCCGAGGTTGAACGCCTGCGTGCCGAGAGCCACGCGAAGGACGTTGTGCTCCTGGCGCGCGACCTGAAAGAGCAGGAGTTGCGTGCCGTGATCGAGAACGCACCACATGGGGAACTGTGCCGCTGGGATAGGACAGATGCCCTCGCGTACCGAGGGCAGGGAGCCAACTGCACCTGCTGGAAGGCGTACGCGTTGTGAGGGGCATCTGCGCGACATGCGGCCACACGAACGAGATGCACTCCGTCATCAACATCGGCGAGTGCACGGTGTGCTCATGCAATCGGTACGAGGCGTTCGGCAACCCGGGCGAGCCGATCAGATCCCGTTGGTGGTACACGTGGCGCTCGGGTTGGCGCAACGGATGGAACGAAGCAGTACGCGCCAAGCAGCGCCGCGAGGAAGCACGTGCACGGCTCGAACGATGGAAGGCGGAACACCGTGGCTAGCGTCACTCCCCTCCGCAACCGTGACGGCTCCGTATGGCTCTAGACGGGACGTAGCCTTCCGGGGGACACTGGACGGCGTGGGGTTCAAGGAATGGCTGGCAGGAGCCGACGAGCGGGCAGCGAAAGCGTCCGCCCGGCTCGACGAGATCAACCGCCGCCAGCGTCAGACCGGGAAGTTCGCCGGCGTGTACCTGACCGACGGGATGCTCGGCTGGACCGACCAGGGCCATGCACGCCGCGAACCCGTCACCGGCGCTCGGGCGGAAGTCGCTGTCGGCGCCGATGCGCAACGCCGTATCACCGCGACCCGGATCGTCCTCATTGGAGTGTTCGCGCTCGCGTTCCGGAAGCAGAAGGGCACCGGGTTCCTGACGATCGAGAACGACGCGTACTACCTGGGGGTGCCGTTCCCGATCAAGGATGAGCGGGACGCTCGAGCGTTCGCGGCGAAGGTGAACGCTGCAGCACGGAACAGCTTAACTTCCGCGGAATGAAGCCCACAGCTTCATGTCGGCGGCTGCTACGACACTGTCCGCATGCCGCAGTACCAGTGGTCGCCACCGCAGCACCCCGACCCAGCCGAGGATCAACCCGAAGGCATCGACGGTGTCGAGTGGTCCGATGCTGTCGACCACGCACCCGTCTGGGTCGACGTCGTCTTCTCCCGCACCGGACCGCAGCACCTACCCGGCTTCGTTGATGCTGACGCCGGCGACCGCGTGTACGTGCAGTTCGTGCACATGGGGTTTGCTCACCGCCTCTGGGTGCCACGCTCGAGCGTCACCACTCGGCGGCTGAAACCACGCCGCTGAACAACGAAAGCGCCCCCCACCATCGAACGAGGGGGGGCGGGCAGTAGCCAAGCGACGAATGACAGTGACCGAAGGATAGCCTGAGACCATGACGAACTTCATGCCGGTACCGAACCCGGCTGCCGTGACATGCCAAACCTGCTGGGTCCTCGTGAACTGGGACGCCAAAGAGCGCCATGCTGCGTGGCACTCGGCGGGGCTCGTCGTCGAGTCTCCCGGGGACCAGGCCGTCGAAACCATCGCCGAGCTCGAGCGGCGCGGACTGTGAGCGCGCGCAAGGTCGCAATCATCGGTTCCTGCGTCACGCGTGAAGCATTCATCACCGAGAACAACCCGCGGTACAAGACCTTCTACGAGATCGGCCCCGTCGGCTGGCAGACGAGCCTCGTCAGCTTCATGTCCGCCCCTATCCCCGAAGCGGCCGCGTCGCTGATTGAACCGTCCGAGTCGATGAATGCACACAACACAAAGACGATGCGCCGTGACATCACGAAGGCCGACCGCGACGAGATTCGTGCCTACCAGCCGGAAGTGCTCATATTCGACCTGTACTCGGACCTGCGCTACGGGTACATCGAGTACGCTGGCGCCTACCTCACGAACAACTCGAACAATCTCCGGAAGACCGACTTCTTCAAGGCTGGCGCGGGCTTCACAAAGAGTCACATGGTGTCCGCGCAGGCGGACTACTTGCCTGTCTTCAAAGAGAAGTTCGATGCGTTCGTGCAGTGGGCGCGGACAGAACTTCCGAACACGACTCTCGTGCTCAATGCATTCCGGTTCTCGTCACACTTCCGAATCGGTGGTATCGACTTCAACTTCGTCCGCTACGTCGGCGACACGAAGAACGACAAGAAGTGGCGCGCGATCCTCCGTGAAAACGACATCCTCGACGAGCTCTACCGCTGGATTGCAGAGAACTACTCGATCGACGTTATCGACCTCCGTGACCGCGCGTACTTCGCGGACGGGAACCACAAGTACGGGGTGACCCCGTGGCACTTCGGCCGACCGTTCTTCGAGGATTTCATAGCTTCCCTCAACGAACTGATGATGACGAAGCGGTCGGATGCGCCGACCGTGGCAGAGGTCTTTTACCGCTCGGACGGCACCGTACTGTAGCTCACACAACAACGAACGCCCCCGGGCGCCCTCCCGATGAGGGCGCCCGGGGGCGTTCGTTCATGCTGCGACGATGTTCGGTACTGGTGTCGTCGTCCCCGTGCCGCCGTCTGTCACCGGAACGGTGGAGAGCAGCGTGTTGGCCTGCATCTTAGTGCGACTGCCAGTCGAGCCGATAAGGATTCCCGCAGTGCCGGCAGCGGTCGCGCGGCTACGGTTTCCCATCAGTACCGTGTCCGACGCGTTCGTGCCGTAACCGGCTGGACCGACCGAATACGCTGCTGTCGTCTGCGCGGTCCCGAGGTTGTTCTGCACGCTTGTGTTCGAACACCCCCGGATGAGCACGCCCGTCGCGCCCGCATACAGGACGTTCCCCTGCACGAGTACCGCGTTCCCCTGGTCAACCTGGATCCCGATTCCACCGGCCGACATGCGGATGGTGTTGTCTTTGATCTGCCCGAGCACGGACGACGTAGCTAGGATTGCGGGTTCCGTGCTCTGCGTCGTGACTCGGTTGAGCGCGATCGTGAGGCCGTCGTTCGTGTCACCGCCCGTGGCCGGTGCGTTCAAGATCGCCGTGGACGACAGGCCGTCGAAGATGTTGCCCACGACCTCCGAGTTGTTTGCTCCGACAATGTTGATCAGCGCGGACCCCGCAAGGACCGGCGCGTTTCGGAAGTTCTTGAACTTGTTGTACGAGACGTCGATGTTCTGCGGATTTAGTGGTGGACTCACCGCGGCGGTTGCGGGGCTCGTGCTCGCTGCATCCGCGAAGGTGTAGGCCGAAGTTGTCGACAAAATCGAGATAACGGTCGGGTATCCCGACAGGCTAGGAGGACCGGTGTACTCGAAGGTGTTGTTCTTGATCGTCGCGTTCCGCAGGCTGCGGAAGTGGAGCCAACCAAAGGCCGTACCCGACGTCGGCGTGTTGAAGCCGACGACGCGGTTGTTCACGAACCGGATGTCCTCGTAGTAGGCAGTGTCATCGCCACCGAACGAACCGTGCGATCCCATCGGGTTCGGCATTCCGTAGGTCGTGCCATTTTTGGTCAGGGTCGTGAACGTGCACCCGTCGACCAAAACGCCACGTGTGGGAAGTCCGTCATAGGAGTTGGTCGGCCAGGCCTTCCAAGAGGATCCGATGTACGAGCTCGAGTCGATCTGGATCGCCTCGACGTACTCGCGGCCAGCCACGGTCTTCAGCCCGGCGAAGGTGCAGCCGATGAACTTAACATTCCGACACCCGCCGAGGTCGACGGCGTGTGCGTTCTGCTGCAGTTCGACAAACTCGACGTTCAGGAAGTTGAGGTTATCGACATGGTTCCACCCAGTCGAACCGTCGAGAACGCCGGGGGCGTCATAGTTGCCCTTGATGCGGAGGTCGCGGAAGGTGATGTCCTGCGCTCCCGAACCGTACCCAACTGCGCCGGGCGCGACATGGTTCACGAATGACGTCGAAGTGCCGCCAAAGAGCTTCTGGATCGTGGCATTGTTACCATCCAGCAGCGTCCGGGAACCTAGGATCACGGTGCCGAGCAGGCCGTAGCTCTTCCCGCAGGAGAACGAAAGAACGCCTCCACCTCGCGCTCTGATGTAATCGGCACCGGCCTGGATCGCCGCGGTGTCGTCTGTCACACCGTCTGCCACGGCACCGAACTGCTCTGGGTACACGCGGCTCCCGAAGCGCTTGTCGAGGGCGCTGAGAACCTGGGGTGCGAACAGACCAGTCTCCGGGTCAAACGAAGCGATCGGCTGCCCAGACGAAGGCTGGTACGTGCGCGATGCGCTGTCGTAGGCGAGCGACGCGGCGGACGCCTCGGTCGTGACCTGCGCCAGCGCGTCGCCTTCAACGGTGCTCGCATCGCGCAGATTCGCCGCCTGCGCAGCCCGTATCGGCTCAGGGAACTGCCCGCCCTCGTCCACAGACGGGATGGCAGGACCGTACGTTGGCTTGTACGTCTCTGATTCGGTGTCGAATGGGATACCTGCTGAAGCGCCCGCCACTGCAGCGCCCTCTGGTGTCGCGACGTCGGCGAGGTTCGCAGCAATCCGCTGCCGCACCGCATCGGGCAGTTGCGAAGTACCGGCTTCGACCGACGGGATGCTGTCCGCGGTGCCGGCGGAGAACAAGCCGGTCCCCGGGTTGAACGTCAACCCGGACGACGACGCCGGGAGGTCCCTCCACATCGTGTACCCGTCGCCGATTTTTGCTACCCGGTTCGTCTCGTCGTACCCCCACTCACCGGAAGCGAGCGGACGCTGACTGTTCTCCCACGCGTCCGCGTTGCCGCGCCGCACCACGATCGTGGCGTAATCCGTTGCCATGCTGGCCTTCCTTCAAATGGTCACGGCCATGCGGCCTGGAACTGGTGTCACGCCTCGTTGCGGTGCGACTTGATGTCCGTCACCACAGACCGCGGGTACGTGAGCTCGAGGATTTCCTGCTGCGCCTGCAACAGCTCATCCCGCTTCTCGTCGATCTGCTTCTGCAGCTGCTCCTGCTCCTGCTGCAATCGGTCACGTTCCTGCGTGATCGCAGTGATGATGTCCTGCTGCGACTCCGCCGACCGCTGCAACGTGTCGATCGTGTCCGTCAACCGGCCCACCGTGGACTGCAGACTCACAACCTGCGCCTGCGAGATGTCGAGCAGCTTCTGCACCGTCTGCACCGCGGACTCCTTCGCGGACCGTTCCTCCGCAGCTGCTTCCTTGTACCGGGCGACGATGTCGTTGCTCTCGTCAGCAGTGTTCTTTCGCTCCTGGATGCGAGCGTTCCGCCGGTTGTTCAGCCACGCCACGAGGGCGGAGATCGCAGCAGCGAGGACAGTGGCGGAGATCAGCACGGATGCGATCTGCCCCACCGGAACCACCGACGCAGGATCCACTGCTGGTCCAGGGGTCGGGGACGGGCGTGTAGCAATCCAGTGCAGCACCACACCCCACCGCGCGGTCACTCGGCGCGCTCCGAAGGCAACGGTGTCTCCTTCGCCTCAGCGACACGGCGCGACAGCACCCGGTACCGCTTCCACAGCCAGAACGCCGGCCACAGCCCGAGCATCACCAGGTGAGACCGCTGCGTTGTCCCCGTCAGGGACAGATCCACGACGGTCTGCACAAGCTGGAAGACGGCGTACCCGACAGGCTGCACGACCATCAGAGACACCCCCAACCGTTCGAGGGTGAGGTGATCGTTCCGAAGCATCCCAGCGATCGCCAACGACGCCCCAGCAACACCGAGGCACGCGACGAGGATCACCGTACCCCGGTAGAACAGCGACGAGAGCGGGTCGGGGGTGAAGACAACGAACCAGGTGGTCCACGCCGCACCCCACGCGTACACGACGAGGTAGTCCCGGTTCTCCGGGACCATCTGTCTCAGGATCCGCAGCATGCGGCCCCCTTTCCTGAAGCCCGCCTGTCAGACGGTGGGGTCGCCCTGCTCGTCGCGGAGGTCCGTGGTCGATGGTTCGAACTGCGCCGGCTGCAGCTCCTGCGTCGCCGGGTTGATCGCGTTCTTCGGCAGGAACGCTGCCAGGAACCCGACCACGAACCCGGTCACCACAGCGCCAGCCGCGGCGCCGACCTTCGCCGTGTCGACCTTCCCGTCTGCCCAGAACCCCGTCACCGAGATCCCACCGATCGCGAGAGCCGCACCAGCGACACCCGCCGACCATGCCTTCTTCGCTCGAGCGCCGAGGTTCGCCAGGAACCCCGACAGCCAGGAACCGGAGGCCGCTTCGTGCTTGCCGTTGTCGCTCACGCTGCGTCCTCCTCAGCCAGAGCCGCCTTCACGGCCGACTCGAACTTCGCTGAGATCGCGACTCCCAGGGAGTCGCGACGGTCCCGGCAGTCCTGGATTAGACCGGACACCTGCGCTGAGGTGAGCGTCTGGAACAGGCTGGTCTCACCGGGGACGGCGTGGGAGTAGGTGATGGCGCGGGAGCTCGACACGGGGGTGAACGTCAGCTCACCGATCGCGTACTGCTTCTTCGTCTTCTCGGACGTGACGTAGAGCATGTCTGCCTCAACTTTCGGAGTGGGTGGCTTGACGGGTGCGGCGGGCTTCGCCGGCACAGTGGTGGATGCGGCTGGCTTCGCGGCCAGCCGAGCTCGAGCGTCCGGGTACGGGGGAACGGCTTCGGTGCGGGTCGCGTACTCGTGATGCCACGGCTCAGGGGCGGTCTTCGCCCAGTCCGGCCACGTCCCGCCGCGGCCCTCGACGATCTGATGCAGCCGAGCGAACTCGTCGTCGTACAGGGCCCGGTTCGACCCGTCCGGCATCGTGATGCCGAAGTCGATCGCGTTGCCGTGCAGCACCTCGTCGTGCCGGGACGTGAACGGGGGGGCGACGACGACACCGAGCGCGGCCCGGTTGTTCCACAGGTACGACTGCCGTGGCCTCGAGCGCATGCCCTCGTTGACCGAGAGAGTGCCCGACCGGCCCTTCGACCGCAGGTACGCGTTGAAGTCGATGATCGTGGACAGCACCTGCAGAGCGATCCGCTCCGACATGACGTACTGCTCCACGCCGCGGAGATCCCCAAACGAGGACTTCCGCACGCTGAACTTGGCGACCATGACGGCCCCCTTCCATGACGAAAGCCGCCCACACAGGGGCGGCTTAGGGTCTTTTTGCTGCTTTTGGGTGCTTTATCCCGCGTTCAGAACGACACGACGCCGATCTGCACACCGCTCGCCCGGATCGTGTCCGAGTCCTTATCAGCGTCGAGGAACACACGCAGCACGTTCGCGCCGCCCTTCGTGCGGGCGATGCCTGTCACCGAGAAGAAGATCCCCGCCCCACCCCGGATCCGGGACAGACGAGTCGACGACGGGTGGAGGACGTTCTCGTCGTTCAGGACCACTGACAGCAGTCCCGACGCGTTCTCCTGATGAGCGCCCACCGCAGTCCCCGTCACGGTGATGAGCACCGTCCGGTCACCGTCCGTGTAGAACGACTCACCAGCGATCCGCACCCGACCAGCGGCCGGCGTCACGTCCGTGTCGACGTTGTCGTCCGCGGACGGCAGCGCGTCGATCGACTGCGCCCGACGCCACTGCGGCGACGACGCCGTCCCCGACGACCGGTACGCGAAGTCCACGTCCACGCAGTACGCCTCCGTCCCACGAAGGAACAGCAGCGGACTCATCTCCATCAGCGCAGCCTTTGAGTCCACCTGGATCGACGGACGGATCGACGGCAGCGGCGAGAACAGCGTCGACGCCGCAAGCGTCTGACCGGCGCCACGGCTGAACTGGTGCAGCGTCAGGAACTCCTGCCCCGTGTCGAGAGGCACCTCGGAACCCTTCAGCACCACCAGCTTCACCGGCTGCGCAGCGTTCGACGGGGAGTACAGCAACCCCACGTAGTAACGGGTCGGCGACGACACCGCCGGCACCGGCAGGGTCACGTTCGCGTCGATCTGATGACCGAACCCGTTCACCACCGCCCGTGCATACCCAGACACCGACGAACGCTTGATCGTCACCGTGTCGTTCGTGTTCACCACGATCGCATACGGGGAACCCCAGTCGTCGAGGATGCCGTTCCCGACAGCCCCCACCGTCTGCGCCCACGCACCATCCGTCAACTTCTGATCGACGATCGGGAACGAGGTCTCCGTCATGTTGGTCTCCTTCTAGATCGCCTGCAGCAGCCGGACGCTCTTCAACGCCTTCGCCACACGAGTGTTCGTCTTCGTCGTCCACGCCGACGAGTCCCTGGACCCGACCACCGCGGACACGGTCTCCGTCGGAGACCCCTCCTGCGCCTGCACCGTTGTCGTCACCTCGCGGACCAGGTTCGTCAGGTCGAGACCGTCGATGAAGACACCGACCTTGTCTCCGACGAACCAGTCACGCCGGTACTGCACGTCCGGGGAGTCCGTGATCGTGAACGACACCGACACGGGGTTCGACCCGTCCGACAGGGCATCATCGCCAGCATCGGTGAGTTCAGAGACGACAGTCGTCTGTCGCTGGTCGATGAGCGCCTCGATGCGGGAACCCCAGATGGATTCGGCCGCTGCGGACACGCGTTCGACGAACAGCCGGTTCGCACCTTGCCCGCCACCAGCGACGATCGCCGCTGTCACGGTTGGGCGGGTCAGCGTGTAGGACCAGTCCTCGCCGATGATCCCGCCGGTGAAGTCCCGCACGGCTCCGAACCGGACGTTCGCGGTGCGGTCCGTGATCGGCCGGACGGTGAAGTCGAGGTACGGTGCGTCGTCTTCCCGCTGCAGGATGTCCATGTGGAGCTTCCCGGACTCTGCTACGTCCGCGGCTACTGCACCGAGGAGGTCCAGGCGCCCCTTGATGGACACCGACCGGCCGCGGCCCTGAGTTGCGGGGAGGCGGAGCCGAGGCACTTGCCTGTACGAGAGCGCCGCGTCACCGGCGTTGAACCTCACGTAGCTGAGAAGCACCGACTCGGCAGGGCCCGACCGAGTGTCGTATGCGGTGGGCTGATTTGTGATGTCCTTCGTCGGGTCGGGGAACAAGATGCGGTCGTCCAGCACGTCGAGGTCCGAGACGCCCGAGATGGTCGACACTGTGCCGCCGCGTTGGATGCTGGTGATCGGCCCCGACATGACGAGCTTGTCGCCGCGGGTGAGGAGCACCCCGTTCCCCGGCGTCAGCAGCCCCGTCAGACCCTCGTTCCGTGCGGTGACGGACCAGGTGCCCGGGTCGGTGCCGGTGACGTTGTGCCGCTCCACGACGGTCAGCGACGACCAGAACTTCACTGGGTCGTAGGAGCGGCGGAGGTTCTTGTCCCGCGGCTGGATCATCCACTGTGGCATACGATCTCCTGGTCCGGAAACGACGAGAGCCCAGTCAAATGACTGGGCTCTCATTTACCTTCTTAAGTTTTCAGTTAAGCGGTCCCCGGCGCTTTCGCATCGGCGCAGACATCACAGAAAGTGATCACACCAACTTCTCCGTCGACACCGAACTCGCTGAGCGATGCAACGCGTACGACCATCTTGGGGCGCGTGTGCCGCTCGCACCGCTCATCGGAAAGGTCGACCGTTCCCGGCCAGAGTAAGTCGCGCATAGTCACTGTTCTCGAACGTCTAATGCATCCCAGAACGCGTCACGCTGCCATTGATCAGCGAAGTAGAGCACCAACCGGGGGCCATCCGTCGCGAGAGCTTGAAGATCGGAGACATCCACAATTCGACGCGACGTACTCGACCCGGCCTGCAACAGCGCGAGTACGGCGTCCGTAGCGCGTTCGAGGTCAATGGGCTGGTCTGCCGGTGACTCGTAAAAGCGCGCGCCGTCGATTGCCTCCGCGATCTGCTCGCGCGTCAGCACGGAGGCGACTGGGACATTTGGCTCGATGGGGTTCATCGCTGGTTCTCCATGGCTGCAGCGGATATTGCTACGTGCTTGCCGTTACCGCGCTGCGCAGCTTCTGCGGCTGCGAGATCCCGCTTGCGGGCATCCGGATCGAGGTACACCCCAGTAACGACGGCAAACCATCGCCAGTAGGCTACGAACTCTTTAGCCTGGTACCCCAGGTGTGAATGGCGTGCCCCATGCGGCTTTGCCTCGGTATCGATCTTCGATGTTCCGGTAGACTGGTCCACAGCCCCTCCTTGGTTACTCAAGCGTTGGGTTAGGCCCCGCGGTTGAGTGCTTCCAACACTCCCCGGGGCCGTCTACATTCTACCCCGGGCAACCGACAAATGGGCTACGCATGCTCACCCAAACGCGCTCAGCCACTTCTCCAACCATCGGACGGTCATCGACGTGTCCGCCCCAGCCGAACCCAGCTGCACGTTCACGCTGTTCATCCCCGGCCTGAGCGGAGCGAACGTCGACGTGGGGGAGATGTACGGCCACGCCACCTGCCCGCCCAGACGAGCAGACCGGCGCCGAGGGTCAGTGACGAGGACCAGTTCCTGGCCATCAGCGACCGCCGACGTCATCACCATCTTCGTGCCCGGGAAGCTGAGCTCCGCGATCGTCGCGGGACCATCGACGAGGACTTCCACCCACGCCGGCACATCCCCCTGCACCGCCATCTGCATGCCGTTGCCGATCGTCACCGAAGCGGAAATCGACCGCGGCCACACGTTGTCGTCAGTGGACGACAGGAACACTTCCCCGTCGGCGATGCCGTACGTGAACGACGTGTACTCGCGGGCGTGGAAGAACGGATCCACCGCGAGGAGCGTCAGCCCGAAGTTCTCGAACCGGGCCCCACCAGCAGACCCGCCATGCTCACCCGTCCACCCGTCCTTGTAGGTGACGTCGAGGAGACGTTCCCCGTTCACCGACGACACACCGAGACGGAACGTACCCGTGTCCCCGATGTCGACGAGATCCCACATCGGTGCGATCAGCCCGCGGAGCTCCGTCAGCTTCCCCATGAACTCCACATGCGAGGTGTCCGACGCGAACTTCAACGGCAGGAACACTTCCCGCTCGCCGACGTTCACCTCCTGCAACGACGACCCCGGCATGCCCGGCGTCTTGATCGTCACCACGTCCAGCGGGGGCAACTGCAGACCAGTCGCCCCCGCCTTCAGGATCCGGTCCACGTCAACGTTCAACGGGACCACGAGGGAACCGTCCATCGACTCAAGCCAGATCCGGCGTGTGTCTTCCCGGACGATGACCGGAGGTGTCGTCGGGAAGTCGGGCCCGGTGGGGCCGTTCCCGTCGAGGGTGTCGACGAACTCGTCCGCCGGCCCACCACCATCGATCGTGTCGGTGATGGTGAGCGACGGTGAACCGCCCGCGATCAGTGTCGCCACAAGATGCCTCCGATCAACGGCCGCCGGCCATGACTTCCTTCTTGTGCACCCACGACTCGAACTCGCGGACAGCACCACGGTCCGGGTTGTGGAACACCGGTGCGTACGTGGTCGAGCCGCCACCTTCGGACGAGACGATCTCCCGCAGCGTCTGCATCGGCAGCGCCACCTCCGGGTCGCGGAGGTTGTTCTGCACCAGAGACAACCCCTGGGGGAGCACCCCGCCCTTGTCGTACAAGGTGGGCGTCAACCCGCCGACGATGCCGCCAGCAGCCATACCGCCGCCAGCCTTGCCGCCCTTGTACTCGAAGTGCCACGGCTCACGCTGCGCGAACGACAGGCCAGTCGGGTACCACCCGAACCGGGGCCCGTTCGCACGCATCCACGCCTGCGACCCGCCACCAACGTCAGCAGCGAGACCGTACCCGTGAACCGACGTGCCCGGAGTCGCCGCGAGGTTCCCACGGCCAGCCCGGTACGCGGAGTACCGCATCTGCTGGTTCGCGAGATCCCGGTAACCCTCCGTCAACGACAGGCCACCACCGAACGCCCGCTGCATCGCCTCCCACGCGACCGCAGCAGCCTTCCGGAGATACCCGCCGATCGGACCGACACCAGGACCACCGGTGAACCCGGACACCTTCGACAGCGCCGACTTCGGCAGCTGCCCGTTCGCGCCAGACCCACCAAAGTTCCCGACGTCGCCGGCACCGCCCATCGCCTTCAGCGCGGACACTGCCCCGTCGAGGAGCTTCGTGCCCATGCCACCAGCGACGTCGACCATGCGGCCGGCACCGGGGATGTTCCCGATCACGGACTTCACGAGCTTCCCGAGCGTCCCCATCGGATCGGAGACGACCTGCGAGGCGGTTTCCGCGGCGTTCTTCGTCCAGTCCCACGCGGTGCCAGCAGCACCCTTCGTCCACGCCCAGGCAGCCTTCGCGCCGGACAAGAGCCCGTTGCCGTTGCCGCCATCGGAGCCGGAGCTCTTCTTGACGACGCCGCCCTTCGCGTACCCGGTCATCTTCCGCACCGCCGAAGCGCCACCGGAGTTGCCGGCAGCGTTCAACGCGTGCACAGTGGACGGGCCGAGACCACGAACCACCTCGGGGACGAGGACACCCTCACCGCGACGCATCGGCGTCATCACGTCGTCACGCTTCGCGGCCTGGTAGCCAGGAATGACGCCACCTCGAGCGAACCCTGATGGCAAGTCAATCGGGTCAATTCGCTTCTTGACGCCGAACGCCTTCGCAACGTTGTTGAACGGCTTGATGAGCGAGTCATTCACAACCGTGTTGACGACGAACTTGATCGGCGCCTTGGCAGCCGTCTTGACGGCCTCCCAGGCCCGCTTGATGCCATCCTTCATCACGCTGAACGCTGCTGGGATGGTCGTCTTGGCGACCGTCGTCAGCTTGTCGAAGACGGGCTTCAGCCAGTCCCAGACGGTCTTGATCGCGGTCTTGATGCCATCCCAAGCAGGCTTGATCGCGTTGCGGTACAGCCACATGAACGCTGCACCGAGGGTGCCGCGGATGAATGAGACCGCCGTGTTGAAGATCAGGCTTGTCGTCGCCCACCAGAGCCGAATTGCGCCAGTGATCCAGCTGATGACCGGCCGCACCACAGACATCCAGAGCCAAGTGAAGGCGACACCGAGCACGTTCCGGATGAACCCGACCGCGACGTTGAACACCGCAGACGTGACCGCCCAGAACCAACGCGCCCCAGCCACGATGCCCGCCCACGCCACTCGTGCGACACCCACAAGGAACGTGAACACCGGAGCGAGAGCGAACTTCACCATCGCGATGACGAGTTCGAAGATCGCGGAGATCGTGTTCCCGAACCAACCAGCGACTGCAGCGATGCCGCGGAACACGGGCATGGTGACGTTCTGCCACCACCACGTGAACACGGCGCCGACAGCTCGGACCACCGTCCTGATGCCCGAGAAGACGGGCTTCAGGACCGTGTTCCACGTCCACATCGCTGCGGCGGCGATGCCGTGCCACGCAGGCACGAACACCGTCTGCCAGAGCCACACGGCCGCAGCGCCGACAGCCTTCGCTCCGACCTGGATCCCGGACCAGATGGCGTCGACACCTGTTTTGAACCAACCCAGGTTCTTGTACGCCCAGATCACACCGGCAATCAGCAGACCGATCGCGGTGATGATCAGCCCGATCGGGTTGGCCCGCAGAGCGAAGTTGAACGCCTTCTGCGCACCGACCGCGAGCCACGTCGCGAACGTCCACGCCTTCTGCGCCGCAGCGACGATCCGGATCTGCGAAGCCCACGCCGCGAAACCGCCAGCAGCGACGATCTTCTGCTGCAGGATCCATGCCTTGTACGCGAGGACCAGTCCGCCAATCGCACCCGCCAAGGCGATCACTGCAACCTTGTTGTTCCGCATGAAACTGGTGACAGCGACGAGTCCCGGACCGATGAACCGGAGGACCGCAGCTGCGGCACGGAACGCGAGGAGGAACGCACCCCCGATGATCGCGGCGACAGGACCGATCGCGACCAGAAGGTTCTTGAACGACGGCACGAGAGCCGTGGTCACGAACGTCCGGACGTCGTTCAACGCGTCAACGACGATCTGCCGCGCCGCGAGGATCGACTTCACCTCGGGGGAGTCCGGAACGAAGTTCGTCGTTGCCGTCAGCCCTAACGACACCTTCCCGGTGAACGCCAGCTTCCCAAGCCCGCCCATCAGGTCAAGGAAGTTGGTGACCTTGCTGCCAGCCCCGTCGAGGCCCTTGGCAGCACCGTTCGCGATGCCCTCGAGCGCAGGGGTGACGGTCTGGTAGATGCCGAGAGCGACGTCTTCAAGCTGCGACTGCAGCTTGTCCATCGCACCGCCGAGACCCTTCATCTTCGACTGCGCAACAGCAGCAGCGCCGCCCTGACGGGTCACAGCGCCAGCCATGCTGTCGAAGTTCGTGGCACCCGTCTTCGCGAGCGCAGCGACCGCAGCAAGCGGCTCACGTCCGAACGCGAGGACCGCCTGGGACGCGAAGTCCTCCTGCGTCATCACCTTCCGCGCTTCGGACAGCTGCTCGATGACCGTGCGGAGGCCGACGAATCGGCCTTCCTGGTCGAAGACCGACAGGTTCAGCGAGTCGACAGCCTTCTGAGCCTGCTTCGAGGGCCGGGCCAGGGACGCGAGCATCCCGCGGAGGGCAGTACCAGCCGTGTCACCCTTCAGGCCGTTGTTCGCGAGAATGCCGATCGCCGACGCCGTGTCCGAGATGCTGATGCCAAGCGTGTTCGCGACGGGGCCGACGTACTTCATCGACAGGGCGATGTCGTCGACACCACCAGCCGCAGCGTTCGCGGTGTTCGCGAGAACATCGGCGACCATCGCAGCGTCCTTCGCCGCGAGCCCGAACTGGTTGAGAGAGTTCGCCTGAATCTCCGCAGCACGCCCACCGGACACCTGAGCTGCAGCAGCGAGCTGAATGGTGCCCTTCGCGGCTTCCATCGCGTCGGCAGCCGACAGGCCACCCTTCGCCAGCTCGAGCATGATCGCCGCAGCGTCCTTGCCGGACGTCGCGGGAAGGGTGAGATCAGAGCCCAGCTGACGGGCAGTAGCCCCAACGAGCACCATCTGCTTGTTCGTCAGGTTCGCGACGGCCTGCAGCTCGTTCATCGTCGCCGTGTACTCGTTGCCGAGCTTGATGACCTGGCTCACGCCGATGATGGCGCCGAACCCGGCAGCCATCCCCGCGAGAGGCTTCAGCGTTGCCAGAGCGCCGGCCGCGACGTTCTTTGCACCCTGAGCGACCTTCCCCAACCCAGACGACAGGGGAGCGCCGGCGGCGGCGAGCTTCGAGAACCGTCCCGTCATCAACGCCGACTGCTTCGACGCCTGACCCTGCGCCGCAGACAACTGCCCAGTGACAGCCTTCTGCTCGTTGAACGCAGCCTTCAGCTGGTCCTCAACAGCGACGACCTTCATCCCCGCGAGCTGCTGCTTACCGCGCGCCGACGTGAGCTGCTGCTCCGCCTTCAACGCCTGCGACGACGCGCCGGAGTACTTCTTCCGCTGCTCAGCCAGGCGAGCCTCAGCCGCCTGCACACCAACAGCGGCAGCCTTCTCCTCCGACCGCGCCTTCGCGATCGCAACCTTCTCCGCCTGAACGACCTTCGCCGCACGCTTCGACGCGACCTCGAGCTCCTGCACGAGCGTCTTCGCCGCCGACGTGGAACCGCCAGCCGCGACACCAGCCGAGAACTGACGGCCAGCAGACAGGCCCGCAGCTTTCGCCGCGGTGCCTGCCTGCTTCGACATCGTCGACGCGAACTTCGCCATTGAGGGGAGGACGTCGAGCCATACAGCGGAACCGGCCAACGGTGCACTCCAATGTCTAGTTGTTCGCGAACCAGCCGTCAGCGACTTGCTGCATCTCGGCTTGCTGCTGCGCCAAGTACTCGGCGTCCGCTTCGTCCTCTTCGGACGGCGCGACGACCGGTGCCGGCAACAGGTCCGGCTTCGGCACCGGCGACTTCGACAGCGCCGACTGCACCGTGTAGAGCAGGACCCGAAGGATCGAGTTCGAATCCCGGTTGATCCAGTCGGAATCCCGCCAGTCCGTGTCCCGATGGGCACGGTGAAACGCTGAATCGGTGGGTAAACCTTCGACGAGGACCCGCAGCTGCCGGGTGCTGATGCGCCCCTGCAGGTACTCCGCCAGCGGATCCCGCGGCGCGTACGTGGACTGCAGTGCAGCATCCCCGGGGCCCTGGTGGTCTCCGAGGAGCTGCAGCATCGCCTCAGCGCGGACCTGCACGGCGACGGGGTGCGTCGCTGGCAGGTCCGCGAGCTCGAGGTCGAACTCGTCGAGGTCTACCCCCGTCAGTTTCCCTGCGAGTCCTTCAGGTCCTGACCGACAGCGATCATGACGAAGTTGATGCCCTCATCAGTGCCGCCAGCGGCGACGTACCGGTCGTACTGCTCGCCGAGAAGGATCCGGCTCTGCGCGGAATCGTCGTCCTCATCGCTCTTCTCGGACTCCTCGGCCGCCGCCTTCAGAGCCTTCTTCGTGGCCTTGTCGTAGAAGTAGGGGTGCGGGATGTAGAACGGGTCGCCGCCCTCTTCGACGAAGATCTCGATGCGGTCACCGCCGACGGACTCCTCGACCTTCTTGCGGGCCTGAGCGATCGTGTACGACGTGCGACGGTTCTTGTCAGCCTGGCTGGTCATGCTGGTCTCCTAGTGAGCTTGGTGAGCTCGTGAGCAGGGGTAACAGGTGGCGGCGGCGCAGCTCACCAAACGACGCCGCCACCTGGTCTTGGGGGAGGGTCAGCCGCCGGAGACGACGACGCCCGCCGCTGCGGTCTGCGCCTCCGTGTACGACTTCCCGATCACCGGGTCGCGGTAGATCGTGAACGTCCGGTTCACTTCCTCGACGTCGGACTTGTTGATGGCTCGGTCGTCCATGTCGGTGACCTTGATCCGGTACGCCGCCTCGATGCGGTACACGGCGCTGGGGCCGACACCGTCCTGCGCGAGCGTGAGGGCCCGGTAGTACGAGTCACCCGAGTCGGGGTCCTCGTCGTAGATCCACGCCGCGTTCTTGTCCGACGGCCACTCCGACACCGGCTTGCCGTACGCGAGGCCCTTCGTCCACCCGTTCGTCTCACCGAACGCCACCTGGAAGGTGTGACCGCGGCTGGTGACGTCGGACCGGACCGGCTCCTGGTCCTGCAGCATCTCGGTGTCGTCGTTGGACACGTCGTACGAGTGGCTGATGCCATCCGTAGTGATGTAGCCCATGTTCTTGTACCCGGCGGGCAGCGCGATCGGCAGCCCGTCCGTCCCGAAGAAGGCTTCCGGCACCTCGGTGCCGTAGTCGGCGAGGGCGAGGATGACCCTGCGCCACTTGTGGACGTTGCGGTTGTCGTTGACCATCTGGTCGACCACGTCAGGCATGCGTTCTCCTTGAACGACAAAGCCGCCCGACGTGCGGACGGCTGAATGGATGATGAGTGTTGGTGAGCGGCTACTGGGGGCGCGCGTCGAGCTCGTACGTGCCGACAGCTCGACGCAGCGCCGTGTTCGAGTACGCGACGTTCCCGAACGAGTCCGACTCGCGGACCTCGTCGAAGAGGTTGCAGCGGACCATCGCGACTTCGACCTTCTGGACGAGGTCCCACACGGCGCCGCGGGACTTCGCGAACACCGTCAGATCGACGTGGAACGTCTTCTCGTAGTCGCGGCCGAACCCACCAGGGATCCGCTCCACGACGATGCACGGGACGACGGTCTCGAGGTTCGAAGGGGTCTCCGTATACGTCGCAGCACCCGTCTCCTGCTTCAAGTAGGCGAGGAGCACCTTCTCGACGTTGGGCCATACCCCGTACACGTTCATGCGCCCATCGCTCTCCGCAGGATCGCCTGCTTCGACACACCCACGTCGCCGTGCTCAACCTGGGTCGCATCAGCAGACGTCGCGATCACCCGAGCGAACGGACGCTTGTACCCGCCGTTCGCTTTCGTGCCAGGACGGGTGCCCTCCTCCACGCGGAGCGAATCACCGAACTGCTTCGCACCAGCCGAGTACGCCAGCCGCTGAGCTCGGGGCAAGATCCGGTCCGCCTTGTCCCGCATCGCCTTCCGCACCGCAGGATTCCGGACCGCCTGATCGATGATCCCCCGGCCGATGACGACCTTCGGCATCAGCCGACCGGCGGTGCCGCGTACTCGAAGTCCGCGATGACCGCCAGCTTCTCCGGCTTCGTCTTCGCCCCCGACAGGTCGATGCCATGAGCGTCAGCCCACGCCTCGATCTCCGCGACCGTCCACGACTCCGAAGGAACCGTGTCCACCGCAGGAGTGTGCTTCGGCTCCACCAGCCCCAGACGCACCGCGTCCTCGAGCCGGTACTCGTTGCCGTTCACGCTGATCTTGTCCGACATCCGTCAGCCCTTCGTCTCGGTGATCACGAACTCCGTGTGCGGGAGCACGTTCCAGTACGTCTGCGGCCGGCCATCGACGTAGTACGTCGCGCCGCGCCAGATGACCGTGTCCGCGGCCTGGATCCAGTCCTGCGGTTCACGGGTCGACACCATCCACCGTGAGGTGACGATGTCGTTCTGCCCGAGGGATTCCTTCGTTCCGACCGGCTGCACGTTGCAGCCCCCGATGACCTCGTCGACGACAGCCTCCGTGGGGACACCGTCCTCGTCCGGTACACCCTCGGTGGTGCGCTGCACCGTCAACGTGTCCCGGTGCAGCATGTTCGAGAGGATCACCAGTGGTCACCGCCGATGCGGTACCGGGCGACCGCACGAGCCCACTGCGACGTCGTGCCGACCGTCGCAGCGGCAGCCATCGCGACCTGCTCCTGACCCGACGTGAACTGCGACAGCCACGGCGACGCCTCGGAGATCGACGCCGCCTGGTCCAAGACCACTTCCTGCACATCACCCGGGATCACATCGAAACCGTGCGTGTACACGACCTCGATCGACCGCCACACGTCGGGGAACCGGGACGGGAGGCGGAGCAGCCCAGCCTCAGACCACTCAGGGTCGAGGACTGTCTGCCCCGCCACCGTCAGACTCGTGACTGAACGGACAGGCCACACTGGGAGCCGAAGCACCCGGGCCCCAGCCCCGTCGAGGACGATCGTGTCGTCCTCGACGAGGCTGATGGGGTTGCGGGTCTGACCGCGGAACCGTTCCGACGCCATCTGCAGCGCCAGAGCGATCCCACGGTCACTCTCCGGTTTGCCGAGCCTTGCCCCGAGGTCGGCTGGATCGGCCAGCGGGGGCAGCGTCGTCTCCTGCAGAGTCACGTCCTGCCTCCTCCACACCGCGTGCCTTGTTGTGCACCAGACCGAGACGGTTCGCGTCCTCGATCCGGTACCTGATCCCGTTGATGACGACCATCCCGTCCGTCATCAGCCGGCCGCCACCGTGCCGAGCTCGACGAGGGCGAGGTGCGCCGGCTTGTAGATGACCTGCGCAGCACGCAGCTCCGCACGCACGTACACGAGGTTGCGTCGTGCGTAGTCGGCGTGCTGGTTGAACGCGACCACGGACAGCGCCTCACGCTCGAGGACGTTGATCGTCGACAGGTCACCGACGAGAGCGGTGCCCTCCGGGATCGCCTGCGCGGTCACGTACGGACGGCCCCACAGAGTGCGGGGACCAGCACCGAACGGACCGTTGCCGTAGAAGCGCTGGTTCCCGTCCTGCATGAGATCCAGCACCTCAGCGTCGGCCGGGTTGAGGACGATGCCGGTGACCTGTGCTCCGACCTCGTCGAGGGCGGTGAGCGCCTTGCGGATCGACACGGGGATCTTGACCGGGTCGGTGCCAGCAGCGGCGATCTGCTGGATGCCGGTGGTGTTCAGGATGCCCGTGGGCTGGCCTGCAGCGCCCGTCCCGTTGAGGAGGTAGTTCTCGATCACAGCCCGGATGTTGTACGCGAGCTGCCCGTTCAGGTACGACGCGAACGCTCCCGCGTCGGCGAGGAGCTCGTTCGTGACGGTGTAGCCGTCGGCGTAGGTGAACACCTTGCCGGTGGCGATCGCCGTCGACAGGTCGGACAGAGGCTTCAGAGCAGACGCGGGGTCCGTCGGCAGGATCTCATCCTTGACGATGCCCGCGTTGCGGAGCACCGACGTGATCTGCACGTAGTCGAAGCTGTTGCCGGTGATCGACCCAGTCGAGATCAGGTCGAGCAGCGTCAAGGGACGCTGGTACGTCAGGTCGACCTGCGGCAGACGAGTCGGCTGCAGGCGCCCCACGGAGACGGACAGCGGGTTCGGGTCGGCCTTCAGCCCGCGACCCTTCGCGCCGACGGTGACCTTGGGCAGCTGGATCAGTGACCCCTCGCCAAACCCGCCCGGGTTCGACTTGATGAGCTGCTGGTACGGCGCCGACTCCGTGTACGCCTCACCGAACGACTTGAAGCCATCGGGCTGCTCGTCGGCCGGCTCCGGCTCGTCGTCGGACTTCGCCGGCGACGTCGACGCGAGGAGCGTCTTCATGTTCGACTGCGCGTCGTCCGCGGCCTTCACCTGGACGGTGAGCTCGTCGGCCTGCGACTTCAGCTCACCGATCTTGGTGATCTCGTCCGCCGTGAACTCACGGTCCTCGGACTTCGCCAGGTCGGCGATGCTCTTCGCTTCGGCCAGGACGGCCGCGAGCTTCTCTCGGAGCGTCTTCATCGTTCCTCCATCAGGATCAGTTCTGCTGCGGTCGCCCAGGCCGCCACTTGGGCATGAGTAAGGCCCGCCGATTTCGACGGGCCTGACGGTTCCCCATCCTGGGGAGGTGAGCTTTCCGGCGGGGCGCCGGAAGATTCAGTCGGGTCGGGCGGAACCTCGACGTTCGGCGTCGGCTCCACCTCCCGAGGGTCGGCAGCGAGTTCCTCACGCACGATGCGGCGGATGTCCTCGTCGGACTTCGTGCCGAGCAGCTGCGTGTCCGGGTTCATGCCCTTCAGCGTGGGCCCGAACTCGATCAGGTTCAGCTTCCGGAGCTCGAAGAACTCGTCCTCATCCTGGGTGACGTAGCCACCATCGACGACGTCGTACCCGAAGGAGAACTCCTTCACCCGACGCTGCTTCAGCAGCTTGTACGTCTGCAGCGCCGTCGGGTTCTCGAGGTCCAGCTGCGCAGTCACGAGGAGCCCGTCCGCGGTCTCAGCGGCCGACAGGCTCCACCCGATGTGCGCGAACGGATCCGACCACTGATGCGACCAGATCGCGGGGATCGCGTCACCAGAAGCCGCCCAGTCGCGCAGCGACTCGGCGAACGCGCCAGGGACGATGACGTCGCCGCCGTGGTCCTTGTTGCCGAACACCGCGACGAGTGCCGTGAACTGACCGTCGCCGAGACCATCAGCCGTGCCGACGGCTTTCACGTTGGCGTTGAAGCTCTTCGTCTTCATGCGCTTGCCTCCAACTGCCCAGTCGCCCAGAGCACTTCCATCGCCTGCTTCGGGTCCAGCCCCTTACTGCGCAGCAGGTCGTACGCCTTCGCAACCTCCGGCGTCGCATCCCCAGGGGACGCCTGCGGGCCACCACCACGCACCACGTTCAGCGGCGTGATGATGTCGTCGCCACCGTCGATCGCGGGCCGGTTGTCCATCGCCCGTGCCTCGTTGATCGTCAGCCACGGACCACCAGTCGCGGTCGACATGATCGCCGCGGACTCCTCAAACGACCCACGCAGCTTCGCGCCCAGGTCGAACTCGACGTACAACGACTCGTCGCCGCCGTTGAGGAGAGGAGTGATGTGCGCGTTGAACGCCTGCTCGAACTGCACGAAGTGCGGGCCCAGAGCGTCGCGGTACAGCGACTGCCGGAACGCCTCCATGTTGGAGTAGTTCCCCTGCCGCGAACCGATCATCTCCGGAGGGATGTGGTACGCCGAAGCAACCTCGATGTCGGTGAGGGTGCGCCCCTCGACTTCCTGCATGTCCTTCGGCGAGAAGATGTCGACCTTCTTGACGTCCGCACCGATCGGCAGGACAGGCATCTTGCCCTCACTGCCGCCACCGTCGGACCAGTTCGACATCTCCGCCTCGAGGCGACGCATCGCCGAACCGTCGAGGGATTCGACACCGTCGACAGGCTGCTGGGTCACGACAGCCGGGAACCGCGCGCCCTTCTTCCAGATCGACCGCCGGTACTTCACCGACTCCGTGTACTCGTCGAGGATGTGCCGCAGCGTTTCGATCGGGGGAGTGCCGTTCCCGGACCCGTACCCGCGGTCGAAGAACAGACCGTCGAGGTTGATGTGCTTCGGCTTGCCCTCACCGACGTACAGGTCGACCCCGTCCACCAGCGACGTCCCCGTGAACGTGAACCGCCACGACTGCGCCGGCCAGTGCTGCAGCACAACCCCAGCCCGCGAATCCGCGGACGGCACCAGCTGCGCCATGAACCGGTCGTAGACCAGGAAGTCGCACAGCAGCGTGTGCCAGAACCGGTACTGCGTCAGGTGCTTCTGCGGCTCCCGGATCAGCTCCGCAAGCGGACCGTCCGTGACCCGCTTCCGGTCAGTGTCTCCATCACGGCGGTACACCTTCATCGGAGTCGATGCGATCTTCGTCGCGATGAAGTCGACGACCTTCCGCACTGATGGCTGCGACTGCCATATCGAGTACGCCGACTGCGCGTAATCCGTCAGCGGCAAACCGGGGTCAGCGACGATCGACCGGCCGTCGTACCGCCACGGCGTCGACAGTGACGGGAACTCCGCGAGGATCTGCCCGTTCGACTGGTCCGACGAGCTCTTGAAGAACAGGCTCACGTCATCCTCCAAGCGATCAGCAGCAGGGCCACACCGGCAACGACGAGCGCCGCCGGCCAGTACACGGCCGCGACACCGGCGGTGACGAGCAGAACCCCGAGGATCTCGAGGAGGATCACGACAGCTGCACGAGTCATCACGCCACCTCCGAGGTGCCGAACACGCTCGCGTCCGGATCGTTGTACGGGTTCTTCTTCTTCGGCTTCGTGACCAACGCCTCCGACAGGGCGTTCACCGTCGCAGCGACACCATCGATCTTGTCCATCGAGTGCGCCTTGTTCGGCTTCACGTTCCCGTTCGCGTCGATGTCCACCGACAGGTTGTCGACGTTCCACCGCAGCACCGGGTTCCCACCCGTCCGGAACAGCGGCTTCTCCTCGCTGCCAGTCAGCAGCAGACGCTGCAGCTCCTTCAACGGAGGCGACAGGCGCCGGAAGTCCTGATACACGCGCACCAAGTTCTTCACGCCGGAGTCCTGCAAGCTGTTGACCATCTGCGTCGAGTTCCACGGGTCGAACCCGATCGACACGACATCGAACCGGTCCAGGTCCGCTTGGATCTGCGCCTGCACGAACGCGTAGTCGGTGACATTCCCTGGGGTGGTCCGCAGATGACCCTCCCGAACCCACGCCGAAGCATTGCCTGCGGTGCGCTTGTTCAACGCATCCAGGGCCCCCTCGGGGATCCAGAACCGGGCGAGGACGTCGTACCCATTCCCATCCGGGAACAGCAGCACCCACGCGGTGAGGTCCGAAGCGGACGCGAGGTCCCAACCGCCGAACGCCTTCCGCCCAGCAAGCGTCGCCTCGTCCACCGTGCCGGCGTTCCGATCCCACGAGTCGAGGGTGAGGAAGCGGGCCTCCTGCTTGGTCCGGATCCCGAGGTGCAGCCGCAGGTAGTCGCCGAGCTCCGCGGGGGAGTTCTTCGCCTTCAGCGCCGCCGCATCGAGGTACTTCCGCGACGGGCTGATCCCGTACCCCGGGTTCGCCTTCCGCTGCGTCTCCGAAGCGAACGGATCATCCGCCTCGTCGGCACCCCAGATGGCGCCGTACCAGGAGTGATCCTTGATCGTCCCCGCAGCCAGCTTCTCGACGTACAGCCGCGTCTCGTCGTAGATCGTCCCCGACTTCGACGCGTCCGGCGTCGTGATCCGGATGCCCAACGGCTGCGTACGCGAACCACGACCAGTCTCGAGCGTCCGCACCAGGTCCGGCGTCTTGTGAACGTGGAGCTCATCGACGATGAAACAGTGCAGGTTCGCACCGTGCTGCGCATCAGCCGCAGACGAGATGACCTCGATGTACGACCCCGACTTCGGGTGCACGATCCGCTTCTGATGCGCCTTGAACCGACCAGCAAGCGCCGGCGTCTTCTCCACCAGCTGCTTGATCGGCCCGAACACAAACCCCGCCTGACGCTCCGTCGAAGCGGCCGTCACAACCTGCCCACCAGACTCACCGTCGGCGCCAGTCATGTACACGGCGATACCACCCGCAAGAGTCGACTTCCCGTTCTTGCGGGGAACATCGACCATCACGTCACGGATGATCCGAACCATCGCGAGAGCATCCTCATCCCACTGCACCCACCCGAACACCGGAGCGATCACGTACGCGATCTGCCACGGGTCAGGGTCCAGCGGCTTCCCCGCCCACTTCCCCTGCGTGTGCCGCAGCAAGTGGAACGTCTTCAGCACCCGATCAACCCGCTCCGGGTCGAACTGGGCACCCTCAACTTCACGCGGTTCCGGGGTCTTGAACTTCGGCGGGATCTCCGGCAGCGGGTAGCCACGATCCCGCAAGTACCAGGCGACCTCCGGAGACAGCTTCAACCGCTCAAGGTCTGCCTCGGCCAGGACGTCAGAACGGGTTGTCGTCTTCCCCATCGTCGGACTCCTTCGCCAAGCTCTGCTCCGAGCTCGGCGTCAGTCCAAACTCCCGTGCCAGCAGCTGCAGCCGATGCCCCGCGCTCCGCCGGATCGCAACCGCCGGATGCGGGATCTCACCCTGCTTCGCCTCGATCGTCAACGACCCGTGCTCCTGCAGAGCGAGCGTCGCCTCCTTGAACTCCGACCACGTCTCGCAGTACGTCGCCAGAACCGCCCGATCCTCCGCCTTCACGATGTCCAACCGCGTGAGCTCCGGAACCACACGGTTCCACTCAGCGACCGCCTCATCCGACAACCACTCAGGAGCCGACGGAGGCACACGCTTGAACGCCGGAGCATCCACCACCTTCCGGCCACCACTGTCACGACCGTTCCCGCGGCCCTCAACGAGCCTGAGAGCAGCCGGCTTCGCAGCACGAGGCATCAGGACCCCCTAGTAGCCGTAGTGAGACGCGAAACACGAGGCCACCGGCGGGCGCTCTTATCCGCGGATTCGCTGTGATGTTGACGCCCCTACCCCCGGGTAGACACCTCGCTCACCGTCTCTCGGTCACTCCGTCGTCTGGACTGCGCGTGTTGTAGCTCACTGTCAGGTGGCTGCGCCCGCTACGGCAGTTGGTTCCAGAGTTGGGAGGCGAGGGTTTCGGTGTTGCGGTTCTGGTGTCTCAGGGTGGTGAGGCGTTGGGCTCGTTTGAGGGCTGCTTGTCGTGTCTTGTGGTCGTGGTGTGGGTTGCAGAGGGGCTGCCAGTTGCTGTGGCCCCACATGGCTCCGCCGTCAGCAAGCTCGAGGATGTGGTCAACCACAGTGGCTGGTCCGTCGCACACTCGGCACCGTGGGTTGGTGCGGAGGTACTGGGTGGACTCTGTCCGCCATCGTGCGGTGTTGCGTCCGTCGCCTGGGATGACGCGGTGTGCGCCGCTCTTGCGCTTGCGTTGGTGTTCGGCACAGCGCCCACGGTTGGTGGCGAGTTCGTCGCAGTCGAGGGCTGAGCAGCGCATGGGTGCGCGGGTGGGCATCAGTCCCTGTCCTCTACGACGTCGTCCATCGCGTCATTGATCTCGGCGACTGTCTGCGGGTGCGGGGTGAGCGGCACGGGCCACCGGTTACTGCGCACCCGGTGGCTGCTGATGTCGTCAGGTGGCTGACTCGCGGATCGCATGGCGTGCTTCGTGTCGTTCGCGGCGGCGGGTCATCCGCTTGATGCTGGACCGTGCGCCTGCTCGTTGGAGGTAGCAGAGGTACTTGCGTCCCCAGCGGCTGTACGCGTCCCATTCGGCGCCGGTCTTGCGCTGTCGACGTCCCATACTCACGATGTACCCCATTTCGGAGCGTTGGTTTGGTGTCAGCGGCTGGATCCGAGTAGATCCGTACCCCGTCAGTCGACGGTGATGCCGAGGTCGCGGATGGTTTCCACAACTTCGTCGCCGTACATGCGGAGGCCGCGTGCTTCCCAGGCGTTGGCGACTTCCTCTTCGCTGAGGTGCACGTCCGCGTGGGCGGTGTTCTGGGCGATGAGGGTCAGCTGTTTCTCGATGCCGGCGAGGAGGTTGAGCTTCGCGGACCGGTACTCGCCGAGGCTGAGGTCGCCCGCGGTCACGCCTTCACCGGTTCCGGGTCGCCGTACGTGGTGGTCTTGACCACCGTGGCGAGGGTCACGTCGGGTTCAAGCATCGCGGCCCGCATGTTCGACTCGATGCGGTGGAGTTCGTTGACCGCTTCGGCCTGGTCGACGACGTACGAGCTGATCGCCTTCCCGCCGCGAGCGACGGTGAAGACGGTCTCCTTGATGGGCTCAGGCACGTTCGCCTCCTCGGTGGTGGTTGGCCGACCCGTCCGGGTTCCGCATGCCAGCGCGGGTTGCCTCGGGGGTCTCGGCCTAAGGGGTCCTCGTGACTCGACGCAGCGCGATGGCGATCATTGATCTGCGGGTGACGAGGAAGTGTTAGTGGCGAGTGCGGAAGGAGCCGGCTGACCGACCGGCAAAGGCGCGCGCCCACGAATGGGCACGATGTGTAGTCCGCTCAACGACGCTCGCCGCGCCGTCGGTCACAGCCCGGATCCGTAGGCGTCTTGTTGTCGCGGATGTGTCCCCGCGGGTGGACTACCACCATCGTCGGAGCCAACCCGAAGTGGCTCCGACAGCCCCATCCCAGGAGCGATCATGGGAGAAGCCCCGACCGGTGACCATCGGGGCTTCTCTGGACACACTGGTCCGACGTACTTGCAATTATGCCACAAAACATGTCCGTTCGGACGTGTTTCAGGGCATGGTTCTGCCCGCGTGTCGTCCAGTTTCTACGGGGTGAGCTGTTCGGCTTTCTCGATGATCTCGTCGCCGAGTTCCGCGACCGCTTCGAACCCGACCCACTCCGTCGCGGATCCGATGATCTCCGGGCAGGCCCTGCAGGTTGCCCTGGGCCTGATGGGTTGGTCGTCGACCTTGCGGTACTCGACGATGATCGGCCACCTGAAGGTCTCGCCCTGCTGGTCGGTCCAGAACTCGGACAGGCAGACGGGGCATCGGGTGCGGATCTCGAGCCGTTTCGGTGGTTCGAGTTGGCTGCGGATGCTCCGCACCCACCGGCGGAGTTCGTCGTGGTACCAGGTGATGACGTCGGGGTCGTTGTTGCGGCCGTTGAACGCCACGTACCACCTTCGGAGGGAACCGGACACGTCGTCCTTCACCCACGCCCCGCCGAGGACGTCACACCAGCCTCGGACCGCCGCAGAGATGCGTTGCCACTCGGCCAACGCTTCGGACTTCACCATGTTCCGTTCCCGTGCGGCGACGGACTTCGACCCGCCGTCGTTGCCTGCGGACGGGGTGATCGACGCGTACAGCTGATCCAGCAGGCTGGGGTGCTGCACGGAGTGGATGCCGACGTACGTGCCGTCATCCGCTGTCTGCGTGATGTGCTCGGTAGACGGCTTCGTGAGGACGTCCACCACATCGAGGAGATCAGTCACTTGGTGTCTCCGTAGTGCAAGCCGCGAGACATGATCTCGGGGATGGCCACGTCGACTACTGAGCCGTTGGTCACGCTGAAGTAGCGGGGGTCGGTCCTCAGGAACGCCATGACCTTCCTCGCGATGCGACGGCTCGGCTGCCCGAATCCGTCGTCTTCCATGTGCGCAACCTCGTCTGGGATGTCGACCTTGATCTCGATGGTCACCTGCATCAGAACGGCGTTTCGTCGTTGTAGCCGTCGGACGGGGCGGACCAGACGTCGTTCGACTGCTGCGAGCTCTGCTGCTGCCCCCCCTGCTGACCCGTCTTCGACCGGCGGTCGTCGATCCCGATGCTCGGGTTCCGGAGGACCACCGTCGCGCCGGCCCCGTTCTTGCCCTCGTACAGCTGCACCTCCGGGTCGCCGGTGATGGTCACGTACGTGCCCTTCTGCACCCGGCGGGCGTAGTACTCGGCGTCCTGGTCCCAGAACGTCGCTTCCGCCCACGTCACCTGGCCGACGTTCTCGTACCCGCCGGTCTCGAGCTTCTTCGACCAGGAGTGCGCCACCCGGATCGACAGGACCTTCTTCCCGGTCTGGGTCTGGTTCTGGCGGGGCTCAACAGCCCAACCCTCAACGGTCATCGTTGCCTTGCTCATGCTGCGAACTCCTCGGTGTTGATGTGCTTCGCGAGGAGGGCCGGCTGAAAGCCGCCCCACACCTCATCTCCGAAGCCGGACGGGCTGGTCGGGTCGGGGGTCTGCACGACGACGATCGGCGCCGCTGCGATGCCCAGCTCACGGGCTGCAGCGATCACCCCTTCGTCTTCCGCGGAGTCGTGGATGTACGGCACCTTGTGGTCCGTCAGCCACTTGTCGGTCAGCCGGCACTGCACGCAGGCGGGCTTCGAGTAGACACGGACGGTCTGCTGAGTGGTCATGGATGGTTCCTTTCGGGTGGGTTCTGGTTGTTGGTCATGAGGCCCACTCCACGGCTCGGGAGAAGGTGCCTTCCCACGACAGGCGGACGTCACCGGTCGTGCCGTGGCGGTTCTTCGCGACGTCGATGACGAGCTCTTCGCTGACACCGTCGCCGCCCTCGCGGCGGAGGAGCATGACGACGTCTGCGTCCTGCTCGATGGCGCCGGACTCGCGGAGGTCGGACAGCTTCGGGATGTTGTCGGCGCGGGATTCCGACTGTCGGTTCAGCTGCGACAAGGCGATGACTGGGACGTGCATGTCTTTCGCGAGGATCTTCAACTGGCGGGAGAACTCCGCTACCTGCAGGTGCCGGTCCTGCTTCGACCGAGACGTCATCAGCTGCAGGTAGTCGACGACGACCGCGGCGAGCTTCCCGTGCCGTGACACTGAACGGGCGTGCGCTCGGACGTCGGCTGCGGAGATGTTCGACCGGTCGTCGATCGCGATGTTCAGTTCGTCGAGGCGTGCCCGGTTCGCGGTGAGCTTCTCCCACTCGTCGGGACGCATCTTGTTGTTCTTGATGTGCCCCACGTGGATGGCGAGCCGTTCGCTGATGAGCCTGGCGACGAGTTCGTCTTCGGACATCTCGAGCGAGGAGAACGCGACCATGCCCTGCTCGGCGAGTTGAGCGGCGATCTGCGCGGCGATGACGGTCTTCCCCATGCCCGGCCGTGCGGCGACGACGTACACGGCGCCGGGACGGAACCCGCCGATCGCCTTGTCGAGTGTCGGCCAAGGCGACGGAACGAACGTGGTCGTCTCGTTCATCCGTGCGATGACGCCGGGAAGGATGTCCCGAACGAACCGCACCCGTGACCCTTCCGTGCCGGCGACCTCGTCGATGATCTGCCGCGCACGGTCCGCCATGTCCGACGCGCTCATGTCCACCAGACCGATGCCGCGGATGGCATCAGTGGCGGACAGCAGCCGACGCTGCATGCCGTGCACGGCGACGATCTCCGCGTACGACTGCACCGCTGCTGCGAACGGCGTGTGGTCCGACAGGGTCAGCAGGAACACGTCATCGTTGGGCAGCGCCTGCAGCAGGGTCACCGTGTCGATGTGCTGACCGTTCGCGTGCATCGTCCGCATCGTGTCGAAGACCCGCGCGTACTGGACCTGGCTGAAGTCGGTGCCCTGCAGGCCGATGTCGTCCAGCGCCCGGCCTCCCGTCGCGACCACAGCGCCGAGCACTGCGAGTTCCGCGAAGTCGACCGTCTCATTCGTCGTCGTCATTGAACGTCCTCCGGTTTTTCGTCTCAGATGGCTTCCATCCGCGCTCCTCGGCGCGCTGCTGGTCGGACAGCAGCCAGTTCTTCCACGCCTTGACCCAGTCGAGCTTTGTGGCGGTGCGCCCCGAAGCTGCCTGCCAGTGGTTCACGAACATGTCCGTCGCACGGCGTCCGTCGACTGCAGGTGCGTGCTCGAGAGCCCACGCGACCATGTCCTGGTTCACGGTGAAGTCATCAGGGATCCGGGTGCCGCGCTTGCGCGGACTCTCCTCGTTAGAGGAGTAGGTAGAGGTAGAGGTGTCGGAAGGGTTTCCGGAAGGGTTCGTTGAAGGGTTCGCTTTACCCTCAACCGAAGGGCTAACCGAAGGGTCATCTGATGGGATGGCCGATGGGTAATCGGATGCCTTCTTCACGTTGATCTGAGGGGTTCCGAGCAGTGTCCGCATCCCGGGCAGCTCCCACACGTTCACACCCGTGCCGACCTTGCTGAAACCGTCCGGGTTCTCCCGCTGCAGCCGGTTCAGCTCGTGGGAGATGACCCCACGAAGCCGCCCGGATGCGATACCGGCGAACTGCCGGATCGCCCCCTTCATCGGGTTCGGCTGCAGCAGGATTCCGTCGTGTCGGAAGAACGAGCGGATGAGCGCTTCTTCCGTTTCTCGGTCCACGACCATGAAGTGCGCGGACTCTAGCTCAACAGCCCATTCCTCCACGAGCGCCGGTGTGACGTCAGAACTCATCGCTGCGATGCGCACCGTCCGCCAGTCGGCCACACCACACGCGTTGAGCGTGGGGGTCGTCAGGATGTGCTGGTACAGCCATTGCGCCCCGTGGGTGAGTTCTCTCCATGACGAATCGCCCCAGAGGTCTGTTCGCAGGTTGGCGCGATCACGTGGCATGGTTACTCACCTCCTTCTCTGCCATCGCGACGCCGTCTGCGATGGCTTGCTTGATGTCCTCTTCGGGGAGTCGGTGCTCACGTGCGAGGACCACGAACCGGTGCACGTCCCGGCCGACCATGTGCAGGTGCGTGACCGCGGCCTGCTGCCTGCCGTTCATGCCCATCTCGCTTCCCAGTCGACGACTGCGAACCTGTCGGCTTGTGCTTGCCCGCCGAGCTCGTCGAGGTTCACCCAGCCGGCACGGTGGTGAAGGATCGGGACTGCTGCGGGGTCGGTTCCTTGCGGCATGAGCAGCCCGAGCCGGAACGCGTCCCGTCGGTGCGCTTCGGTCCAGCCGTGGCACCCGGCCGTCCCTGTGCCGCAGAGGGTGACAGCGTTCGCGGCGAGGTTCGCGGACACGGCGGACGTGCCACCCATGCCCCGCGGGCGGCGGTGGTGGATGCTGTACGCCCCGGTGAGGATCGATCGGCCGCACCGGAAGCACTGGTACCGGTCACGTTCGAGGACTGTCTCCCGCACGTTGCGGGTGAGACCTGCTGGCCGGCGGCTCACGAGTCGTCTCCCATCGGGATCCACGTGGCGCGGAGGTACTGCTTCGTCGTGTTGGTGGTCTTCCCGTCGCAGCGGACGGTGACGCCCCCGTCGTCGGTGACAGCGAGGACCTCGAGGTACGCGCCGGGGGTGGTCTTCGACTCCATCCACGTGCCCGGTTCGATGCTGCTCATGCGTCCGTCTCCTTCACGAGAGGCTGACCGCCGACAGCGCGTGCGGCGGGGATGCCCATGCGTGCGCGGCGCGCTCCGATGGCTCCACGTGACTGCCCGAGTTCGCGTGCGATCTCCCCGTCGGTTGCGCCTTCACTGTTGCGGCGGCGGATGAGTGCGTCGCGTTCCTCGCGGGTCACCTGGACGGTTGCAACAGCGGGCGCTTCCGGGATCACCTTGATGACGAGAGCCCGGATGAGGGTCGACACTTCGGCGCCCTGCTTGGTGGCTTCCCGGTTGAGGGTCTTGAAGCGTTGGCGGGGGATGTGGACGAGGACTGGGACGTCGAAGTCGCTCATCGGGCACCTCCCGCGGTGAAGACGTCGATCTCGGTGCGGGGGTTGTCGGCGTCGTGGTGCTTGCTGATGATGAGCGAGACGATCTGGGAGTCGTCAGCCCAGGCGAGGCCGTTGAGGGCGTCGAGACACAGCTTCCCGAGGTTGTCAGCGTCGACTCGTCGGTTGTCGTTGCGGAAGAACCGCAGACGGACGTTGAGCTTCCCGGCGACGGGGGTCTCGATGGTGTGGCGGACCCCGAAGGTGCGGTGGAACTCCGCAGCAATCGCGGATTCCGCGGACACGGTGCGCGAGTCGGTGAAGGTGCGGCCCCTGCCGAAGCGGGGCCTGCCCTTCGGGATGGGTTGGCCGGGGATCGTGAGCTTCAGGATCCGGTACGTGCCAGAGTTGTCGAACACGCTGGTCTCTCTTCCTGGGATGGAGGGGTTGCGAGGGTGGAGGGGCGGCGGATGTTGGCGCATCTGCCGCCCCGGTTCAGGTCAAGCGTCGCGGTACGCGGAGCGGATGACGGTGAGGACGTTGTCGGACGCGTGTGCGGCTTTCGCTGCAGCGCCGAGGGCTGCGATCGCGTCCTTGTTTCCCTGCGCGTCGTTGAGCTCGGCGAGCCAGTCGCGGCCGGACTCGTCGGGTTCCTGCGTCTCCTCCACGACGGGGGTGGCGTAGGCGGATCGGCCTGTCTCGACGTCGGCGAGGCCGAGGGCCCGCCAGAACGCGTCCATCGTGAAGTTCGGCCAGTCCTTCGGCTCGTTGAGCTGCAGACGGACTGAACGCACCTTCGAGAGGGTGTACTGGCCGCGGACGGGCATGTGCACGACGGCGTCAACGTCGTAGGGGAGGCCCTTCTCGGCCTTCACCTTCCACACCTTGTCGCCGGTGGGCTTGCCCTTGACGATCTCGGCGACTTCCTCGTACCGGGCGGTGATGATGACGGGTCCGTCGTGGAGGCGGAGGGTGTCGATGATGTCCCGCCAGTGGGTCTTGTGCTTGTTCCAGATGTCGACCCCGATCGTGGCGTCACCGCCCCGGTTGCCCTTGCGTGCTGCGCGCTGGTTCGCGTCGACCTGCGCGTTCTCGCTGATCGTTTCCCACACCTTCGTGCCGGAGTCGACAACGATCAGGGTCGGCTTGTCGCCCTTCGGTTCGGCTGCGGCTTCGTGGATGATCTTCCGCAGGCCGGTGATGGTTCCGTCGTACTCGACGATGTCGAAGTCGGCGCCGGGGATGAGCGCGTACTCGTCTGGATCTTGCTCACCGTGTCCGACCCAGAGGGTGCGTCCGACGAGCTCGGATGCGGATGCCTGGGCGGCTAGGAACGACTTCCCTGCGCCTTCCCCGCCGGCGGCGAGGAGCAACGGCCATGATGGCTTACCGGTGGGCTTCCTGGTTGCGAGCGTCATGCGTCCACCCGTCGGAGCGAGACCGACGCCCCATGCTCACGCAGGACACGGATTGCGTCACGAGCCCGGTTCTGGTCGATGCCGCGGAGAACGATGCTCGGGGCCGTGTCAGCAACTGCCTTAGCTTCCCCAAGCCCCATGCTGGTGACGCTCCGGATTGCCTTGATCGACTGGATCTTCTTTTCGTTCACGCTGTCGAGCCAGACCTCGTAGGTAGTTCCATCTGCCAGCACCGCAGCGATGTTGATGTACCCCTTGGCGATGAGCACATCCGTGGTCAGGTCGATGATTCGTCCTCGGGCTTCGATCACTTCAGCTGGGGTGTAGAGCTTCTTGGCGGTCATGCGATGGCTCCTTCTTGGAACATCAGCCACGTGGGCGGCTGCAGCGGGTCGGGGTTGATGGGGTAGCCGGGGAACTCGTCAGAGGCGACGCAGGCGGCGTACGTCTCGAGTGCGCGCCTGCCCTTCGCTGCGGCGATCTCCGCGAACTCGGGGGCGAGGGAGTACACGCCGACGAGGTACGGCGGTTCGACTTCCGCGACGACGAACTTCATCGGGAGGGTGAAGTCACCGGTGACGAGTCCGTACTGGTGCAGGTACCACCACTCCTGGACGTGGTAGCCGAAGTTCGCGACTGTGCGGGCGAAGTCCTCGGGGGATGCGCCCTTCGCGGATGACTTCAGGTCGACGGCGGTGGGGGACGGTGCGGTGAAGTCGGGAAGGAAGTCGAAACGGGCCCTCATGGCGACACCGGTCTCCGGGTCGGTGGCGAAGACGGACGCTTCCGCGTTGCCCGGCTGCTCGAACAGGGCTCGGGCGATCGGGTGTGCGAGGACCGATTCGGTCATGTCATCGACCTGCTGCGCGACCGCCGCCTTCACCGGGGTGCGGCCGGCGGTTCGTTGTTCCTCGATCCACTCCTTCGCAGCCTTGGTGGATGCGGCGCCGTTCGACGCGAGGAGGTCTTCGGGGATCGCGACGGTCGGAGCACCGGTGCCGAGGACCTTGGAGTGGACGGCGGTGCCGAGGTCGAACTCTTTCTTCGGCGGTTGCGGGTGGTCGCGGTCCCACTTGTAGCGGGCGGGAGAGTCGAGGAGCTTCCGTGCTTGGGTGGAGGACAGCTCGGGCCGGGAGTGGTAGGCGGACTCTTCGAGGTCCAGCAGGATCTGGTTCACCATGCGCGGAGCTCCTTCCGGAGGCGGCGGATGAGGAGCCACCGGGTGATGGGGCCGGGGAGGACAGCCCACTCGGCGGGGTCGCTGCCGTTCCAGCCGACGGGGATCATGCGGACACCTCACGTGTGATGGCGATGATGTGTTCGATCGCGACCCACTTCGGGACGCTGCCGGTCGCGCCTTCCACCTGGTAGCCAGTGAGCTCTCCAGTGGCACGAGACGTCGTCGTCGTGAACTCGGTGCAGGTGAACTCGAGGACCGGGCCGGTGTCGAGGAAGATCCGCATGGAGAGGCGTTCGGCGGCGCTCATCGCTGCACCCCGAGCTGTTCGGTGAGGTCGCCGGCGGTCTTCGCCCACCAGACGTCGTGTTCGTGCGTGCCGACGGGGTGGGGGTTCTTCAGCAGGTCGCCGTTGTACGCGGCGATCCGGTTCGCGGTGCGCTGTGCTTCCAGCTGCGCGAGGGCGATGTGCGCGGATGCGACTGCGGCGACGGCCTGCGGGTCACATGCGTAGTTGGCGCTGTACTCCTGCCAGGCTTCGCCTTCGAGAGCTTCGCGGCGAACGAGGCCGAGGAGGCGTCGTGCTTCGGCGGTGTGCTCTTCGGCCGTCTGGGGCCTTCTCGTGATGGTGGTCATGGTGTGTCTCCCTGGGATGGGTGCGACCTAGTCGCAGGTGGAAACGTGATCGTGTTCGGCCGCGCGGGATTCTGCTTTCGCGTCGGCTTCGGCGTCGTACTCGTATTGCGCGCGGTCGATGACGGCGAGAGCGGCGACCGTGTACTTGGCGTCGGCCAGGTACTCGTCGCGGCCCATGTCGCCGATCTCGTCCCATGTGGGGTGTTGGACACCGTTGATGACGGGGCCGTACTGTGCGGCGTCTCGCTTTTGCAGTGCACGGGCCAAGAGCTCGGTGCGGGACGGGCGGCTCATGCGCTCATCCGTTCGTCGGCGGCGATGATCGCGGCGGCGATGCGCTCGGCTCGGACTCGGAACGTGCCCGGCGTGTAGCGCTCTGCCGCTTCGAGCAACCCGTCGATCGCGTCGAGCAGTTCCGGGTTGCCCGCGGTACCGACGATCAGGCGGTCCTCGGAGTACCAGCCGTTGCGGTAGCCCTTTTCGACCTCTCCGGCGCGGAGCGCATCCGCCACCTCTTCATGGTTCATAAAAGGATAGGCATCGCGCCACTTCGCGAGCACGTCGCGGGCCTGCTGGATGTCGGTCATGCGTGCACCTCTTCCCCGAAGAGGGCGCCGAGGACATCGGCAGGATCGCCGGGGCACGTGCTGAGAACGAGCCGGCGTGCGGCCTGCTTCTCCGCATGGGTGAGAACGAACTCGGGTCGCGGGTCAACTGAGGACAGGTCCGTGGGGCCGGTGAAGCCGGTCATGGTGGGGCTCATCGGTTCACCCCCGGACGATTCACGACGGCGTGGACTCGGAGGATGGCGGCGACGAACAGGACCACGACAGCCCACACGAGGACCGGCCACAGCATCGACGTGGCGCTGACACCGGACGCGAACAGTGCGGCGGCGAACGACAGGTACAAGAGGACGGCAGCGGTCTTCACAGCGCACCCCCGCAAGCGAGGCCGACGGCTGCGATGGCGAGCACCAAGCCGACGAGGGTGAGGAAGGCGCCGATGATGCGGTTCTCGAACCGTTCCCGACGGTTCACGACTGCGGCTCCTCGTTCGGGAGCGTCAGCAGCCAACGGACCGCCTCGTCACGGAGGATGACTGCGTGCTTCGTCGGGTACGACGGGGTGAGGTCGCCACGGTTGATGGCGTTGTACAGCTCGGTCTTGCTGATGTCGGTGATCTCAGCGAGCCTTCGCACCGAGTACGACAGCTTCCCGTCGTCGATCAACGCGATGACCTTGTTGATTGCCGGCGTGATGTGCTGCGCGACGAGCTCGGCGATGTGCGCGCCGAACGCATCGGTTGGGTGGTCCTGGAGAGTCATGCTGCAGCTCCGATGAGAGTGTCGGGGGCGACATGCAGGAAGCCACCGACACGGACGAGTTCGAGAACCTTGAACGGCCTCCTGGCGTGGAGGGAGTCGTCGAGGTCCGCGTGGTCCATGTCGGTGGCTTCAGCGACAGTCGCGGGGGTGACACCGGCCTGAGTGATCGCAGAGCTAACGCGCTTCGCGGTCCTGGCGGTGATGGCTTGTGCGTCCATACGGACAGCCTATGTGTCCGTTCGGACGTGTGCAAGCCCCCGCGGACACAAAACCGCGCCAAGTGGACGTTTTTTGCCCTACGGTGGACGTATGTCGAAAGCTGTCGCCCACCTCCAGCGCGCCCTCGCGGACGAAGTCCGAGGCGCTTCACGGCGCGAGGGCTTCTCCCAAGCCCGCGTCGCCGAACTGACCGGTCTGTCGCTCACCACCATCCAGCGACTGTTCGCCGGCAAGCGAGAGATGGACACCACCCAGCTCACCCTGATCGCGCAAGCGATCGGTGAACAACCCGACGCTCTCCTCCGCGCCGCGATGAGCCGTGCTGAGCGAATGTCAGAGGCTGCCCCGGACAATGTGACCCAGCTGCAGCCCCGGAAGCGCGTCGAAGACATGACCGTCGAAGAGATCGAGCAGCTGGACCATGCGGCCACCGTCGACCCTGAGATGGATGAGCCGGAACAGTTCGACTAACCACCGACTGGGGGGACCTTGTACGACCCGTACCAACACGCAGCAGAGCTCGGCATCACCGTCCTGCACCGGCCGCTGCGAACAGCGCACGAGATGTGGCTACCCGACCACAACATCATCGTCGTGAAGGACCGCCTCCGCGCCGTCCACGACCGGTCAGCGCTCGCCCACGGAATCGCACACGCGGCGCTTGGTCATCCTGATGATCGTCCGAAGCATGAGGTGCAGGCGGACCGGTACGCAGCTGAGCGCCTGATCGATGAGGACCAGGCGCTCGAGCTGTGCAGGTGGACGCAGGACCCAGCTCGGATCGCTGCGGAGTTGGGCGTGTCAGGACGACTGTGGCGGGTCTGGTTCAACACCAGGCAGGGACGCGCCGCCTAGCGGTACTCGTCGTGGGTGTGGTCGTGACCGACGGGGCACCAGCAGGGAATCGTCTTACCCTGCAGAACGTGCGTCTCGTCTGCTTCGCCCGTGGGGTCAGTGCACGTGTGTTCGATCGGTCCGTCAGTCATGAGTGGTCCTTGATGTGGAGAAGCTTGCGCATCGCGCGGGTCAGCGCGTTCCAGGTCCGTTCGAAGATCGGTCCGACGATGGGGATGCGCGCCGGGTCCAGTCCAGCGTCGGCCAGGATCCACCCCGCCACTCCGATGTTGAGCGTCAGCACGGCCACCCAGGCCAACGCGTACAGGTCTGCCTCGCTCATGCTGCTTCTCCTTGCCGAACCTTCTGCAAGACGTGTTCCGCTGAGACCACGACCTCGATGTTCTCGAGCGGGTGTGAGAACTCAGGGTCGCGCCAGTCCACCTCTGCACCATCGATCCGGCGTGCTCGGATGGGGTTGTGGAGAGTCTCCATCACCGCGACTTCCACGTCCCATTCAGTGAGCTCAGGGACGAGCCGCTCTTGGACCAGACCGATGAGCAGGTCATGATGCTGCTCTGAGACGCGTTCGGCGTCGTCAGCGGGCAGGTTGTCCCACGCCCAGTCAATCATCAGGTCTCCGTCGGAGAACCCCCACTTGCTGAGCAGGCTTCCACCGTCCAAGCGGAGCGGTGCTGGCGTCGTCATGCTGCTTCTCCTTCGTCCTTGGCTTCGATCGTACGGTCCGGTCTCGTCAACGGCAGGTACGCCCGCTGCAGTGCGTCCCGGAGGACGTCACGGTTCTGCCGGGACCGGTAGTGGCGCGCCATCGCCACGGTCGAGTGGCCGACGATGTCGATGATCGTCATCTCATCCACCCCCGCCGCGTACAGCAGATCCACCGTCGTGTTCCGCGCAGTGCGGAGCTGCGCATCCTGCACGCCAGCACGGTTCAGGACGTCATGCCAGTACGCGTTGTCGGTGGACGGGTCGATCGGGGAACCGTCGAGCTCAACACCGCCCGGCGCGCGTTTCGGTTCCGACGTCCACAACAGTCCGTGAGGGTTCGGTTCCAACCGGGCTGCTTCCACCCGCCGTTCGATGATGGACCGCAGCGGGTCGACGAGGGGGATGATCCGCCACCCCGACTCCGACTTCGGCCGCGACAACCACAACCCACCAGTCAGGTGCCGGTACTCCCGATCCTCGGGGGCGTTCAGGTGCCGTTCCGGGCATTCCGCACCACGCTTCGCCCCACAGTGCGGTTCCCACGGCTTCGACGGGTTACAGCCATGCGACCACGAGAACCGCTTCAACTGCCACGACAGGTCCAGCTCATCGGTGACACGGTCCAGTTCGATGCCGAGCACCTCCCCCTGCCGGGCCCCAGCGAGGAGCGCGGTCGCAACACGTGAGCCGAGACGTTCGTGGGCGACGGCCTCGAGGACCCGGATGCCGCCGTTCACGTCGAGGCGGGGGAGCTCCACCTTCTTCTTCTTCGGCTGGTCCACGAGCGTGGCGACGTTCCGGGAGACACGTCCTTCCCGGACGGCGTCGCGGAGGGCGAGGCGGAGGACCGCGTGCGCCTGCTGCGCCGTCGACCCGCCCAGCCCCTTGTCGCGGATCGCTTCCTCTACCTTCCGCACGTGCTGCGGGGTGAGCTTGTCGAGTCGGGTCTTCCCGACCGCCGGCACGATGTACTGCTCAATGCTGGTCCGGTACGACGCAATCGTCTTCGGGGCGATCTTCTTCGAGTGGATGTGCGCGAACCAGAACCGGATCCACGACTCCAACGTCTGCGACGCGGTCGGCATGTCACCGATGTCCGCGAGGTCTTTCTGCAGCCGCTTCAACTCCGCGACCACGGTCGCCTTGTTCTTGTTGCGGACGAACTTCCGGCGCCGCTTCCCCGACGATGACGGCAGTTCGATGACGGCCTGCCAGTACTTCAACGGCAGCGACGTGTCCTTCGGCACACGGAATAAGGCACCCTCACCAGCACCACGCTGAATCGCACCCATCAGGTCTCCTTGGGTGGCTGCACGTCGCGGATCGTGGACTGGTCGACTTCCGCGTACACGTAGTTGAAGTCCTCTACGATCACGTACGGTCCGTGGTCTCGCGTGAACCGGAGCGGCCGACCGGGATACCTCGTCAACTCCGCAGTGAACGTCGTACCCGGCACCATGTCGGCAACGCTCGGCGGGGCGACCATGTCACAGTTGCACGCACCGTCGCCCGGCTGGTTCGACAGGCAGTGCGGGCGGTGCCCGTTGACAGGCCGATGCAACTCCGCGAGGCGCGCGGTCAGGCCGGGCTCGGCGGTCGGGGTCGGCTGCGAGAACAGAGCAATGTCGCGGTCGTACTCCGTGAACAGGTTCTGCCATCGCTGCCACACCTCGTTGACGGGCCACTCGCCGCTGTTCCGCAGTCGCTCGATGAGCCTGTTCGCAATCTGCTCACGGGTTGGCACCTGCACGGACGGCTCAGCCACGGTCGGCTCCGTTCTGGATCAGGGCGAGGACGGCGTCGGTGACCTTGTTGCGGAGAGGGCCGATGTCGGCACCGAGGATGTGCGGCACGGCAGGGCGCGGGTAGTTCGACGCGTTGAACAGCACCGAACCCACCGCTGAGTTGATCTGCTCGCGCGTCGGCGGGTGCAGGGAGGACTGGACGGCACGAGCACGCTGCGCCTCGGCCTGGAACACGTCCATCGGCTCGTCGGTGGTCGGCACCGGGCGCTCGATTCGGACCGGAACAATCCGTCGGTTGTTTTCGCCGTACGTGACCCGGTCGCCTGCGCGGGTGTCTAACGCGCTTACCTCGTCGCCCTTGTCTCGGTCCGCGATGACGCGGTACTGCTGCTCGGTCAC